CAATATGCCTTTGAATGAAGTCATGATTAAAAAACTCTTTTTTATTCAAGATTTAGCGGAGGAGTTGTAATGGTTCGTGTTAATGTAATGAAACCAACTGGTGTTGATGTTATAACATCAGCTGAGGACGATGTTTCAATTGATATTCGTCCAACTATTGGTGTTAAAATTACTCAAAAAAACTTAAAAGACTATGTTTTTGAGCTCACAACTCGAGAAACATTGAACGGAGATATTTTAATTTACAGTCACAAAGATATTGACATCGTCTTAATGCAAGAAAAGAAAAAAATTGTTGCTTTTGCAAAAGATATGTTGACAGAAAACGTTTACGGCGCAGAATCGAGACTGTTTGAGTATCTGAGAAGGCGAGGGATTATAGCCTATGATTCAATTCAAGGTGGAAACATCTATGGATCCATGGAGGCAAAAATCTTAGAATCAAAAACTGCCAATGTGCTTAAATCTAGTTTGGTGGTCATTGCGGAATGGTTCCGTGAAGAAGAGCCTATAATGAGAGAGATAGAAGATCATGAAGAAATGATGAACGATGCGATTCTTAATCCGGACGACGAACATGCGACAGAGCTTGGAGAAGTTCCTCATGAAAAGGAAAAGGGTTCTATCCTTCAACGCAACATGTTCGCACCTTATCTGTATGGGAGGTATACATACTGATGATGAGAAGAATTTTAAACGAATGGAGACGTTTTCTCCTCAACGAAAATTTGCAGAAAGCAGATTATATTAAGGATGGCAAGATCAAGTTGTACCATTTCTCAAGCAGAAGTGCACTGCGGGGTGTTGATTCTTTTGAAGTAGATCCTAAATTTTTCATACAATTTAGAGGAAGTTATTCTAAAAATGAATACAACACCAGTAATGTTCCAAGAACTTTTTTCTATACTGATATTGGAAAAGGAAGAACTGAACCTAGAATCTCTTCTTCGCCATATCTTTTTACTGCTGAGATTGATGCAAGCAGAATCTATGACTTTAAAAAAGATCCAGAAGATTATTGGAACAAATATAGACACCCTACCTATGGCATGAGGAAATGGGAGGATTGGAATCCTATGTTGGAAGATATTCGTAGTAAATACGATGGAATTTTTTACACTATAGGTCGTGGTTCTATCCCAATC